TGAACGGGCTCGAAGTCGGCAAGTCCGTCTTGGACGAGAAGGGGCTGTTCGGGGAAGTGAAGAATACGGGCGATAGATCGCTGAAGGAAGTTGAGATCATCATCTACTGTCTGGACAAGGATGGGAGAGAAGTATTTGAGAAGACTTACTACCCGGTGCTCGTCACCGATTCCGGCTTTTCGATGAGAGACAACAAGCCGCTGAAGCCCAACTACTCGCAGAAGTTTGGCTGTAAGCTAGACGACGCACCTTCGGAATGGTCCGGCAAGGTAAGGGTTGCCATTACCAACATCGAATTTGCGGACTGAATGTCGTCGTTAGTGCATATGCGTAACGATCTGCTGAGACGCTTGGATTCTGCTTGGGTCACAACATGACCCGACGGTAGGTTTGAGCACGACAACCAGAACTCGCGACGCACCGGCTGATCCCCGGTGCGATGCGAAAAGATACGAGGCCGTTCGGGGCCGAACACCCGAGCGGCCTTTTCTTTTTGCTCGCGTGGGATGGTTGTCACACAGCGGGATGGAGCAGCGGCAGCTCGCGTGGTTCTTCTTCGCGGAAAGCCACGAGGTCGCCGGTTCGAATCCGGCTCCCGCGATTGAAGGTGAACCATGGCGGACGAACTCGACAACGCGATTGAGCAGAACGCAACCGGCCCGCGGCAAGCCACGGCCGACGGCGTGAACGTCCAGCAGCACTCGCTGCCGGACCAGATCGCCGCCGACAAGTACCTCGCCGGCAAGCGGGCCGTCTCGAAGAACCCGGCCAAGGCGTTCACCCGGGTCAAGATCGTCCCTCCCGGAACGGTGTGAAACATGGGCTGGTGGCCATTCACAAAGCGAAGCAGGCGGACGGGCGTGTCCGGCAAGGAGGCCCGCACGCTGGTGATCCGCGCGAAGTTCGACTCGGCGCAGACCACGGCCGACAACCGCCGCCACTGGGCCAACGCCGACGGCCTGTCGGCCGACGCGGCGGCCAGCCCGGAGGTCCGGCGCACGCTCCGCAACCGCGCCCGCTACGAGGTGGCCAACAACTCCTACGCACGCGGCATCGCCCTGACGCTGGCCAATGACGTCATCGGCACCGGCCCGCGGCTTCAGATGCTCACCGACAGTGCCGAAGCCAGCCAGACCGTCGAACGCGAGTTCGCCGCGTGGGCGAAGGCCGTAGACCTGCCCGGCAAGCTCCGCACCATGCGGCAGGCCCGGGCGCAGGATGGCGAGGCGTTCGCCGTGCTGTTCTCCAATGACAATCTGAACTCGCCGGTCAAGCTGGACCTCAAGCTCATCGAGGCCGAGCAGGTCGCCACGCCCGGCGCGAAGCTGGGCATCCGGGCCGCGGCACCCGCCGTGGACGGCATCGAGTTCGACGCGTTCGGCAACCCGGTCGCCTACCACGTCCTGAAGTCGCATCCCGGCGGGGGCGCAACCGCTTCGGCGCTGAGCTTCGACCGGATTCCGGCCGGCAGCGTGATCCACTGGTTCCGCGCCGACCGGCCGGGCCAGCGCCGCGGCCTGCCGGATATCCTGCCGGCGCTGCCGCTGTTCGCCCAACTTCGCGAGTACACCCTGGCGGTGGTGGCGGCGGCCAAGTCGGCCGCGCACATCGCCATTCTGATGAAGACCGGCGCCCCGGCCGGAGGCGAGGCGGCGGAAGTCGAGCCGATGACGGAGATGGAGTTCGAGCCGAACATGGCCATCTTCACGCCGGAGGGCTGGGAGCCCAGCCAGATCAAGGCCGAGCAGCCGGCGACCACCTACGACATGTTCAAGCGGGAGATCCTCAACGAGATCGCCCGCTGCCTGAACATGCCCTACAACATCGCCGCCTGCAATTCCTCGGGCTACAACTACGCCTCGGGGCGGCTGGACCACCAGACCTACTTCAAGAGCATCCGCGTCGAGCAGGTTCACTGCGAGACGGTGGTGCTGGACCGCATCCTCGCGGCCTGGCTGGCCGAGGCCGCCAAGGTCTTCGGCCTGGGGCCACTCGACGACGCGGCCCATCAGTGGTTCTGGGACGGCCACGAGCACGTCGATCCGGCCAAGGAGGCCAACGCCCAGGCCGCTCGCCTGGCGAGCAGCACCACCACGCTGGCCATCGAATACGCCCGCCAGGGCCGCGACTGGGAGACCGAGCTTCGCCAGCGCGCCAAGGAAATCGCCCTGATGAAGCAGCTGGGCCTGTCGTCCGCCCAGGCATCGCCCGCCCCGTTGAAGGACCAGGAAGAGGAAGAGGAAGATGAAGACCAACGACAGGCCGCCTGAGCGGCTTCTGCTCACCGCACAGATGGACATCACCGCCGGCGCGGATGCCGGCGACGGCAAGCCCGCCCTGCCGCGGTTCACGATGGTCGCCTACACCGGCGGGCCCATGCGGATCGCCGGCTGGCGCTATCCGCTGGTCGTGGACCTGGCGGGCCTGAGCATCCCCAGCCAGAGCCGGCCCATCCGCTTCGGGCACGACGCGGCCAGCGGCGTGGGGCACACCGACAGCATCCGCGTGGAGGAGGGCCGGCTCATCGCCGCCGGCGTGGTCTCCCGCGACACCCCGGCCGCCAGGGAGGTCGTCGCCTCCGCCCGCAACGGCTTCCCGTGGCAGGCCTCGATCGGCGCGTCGGTCGATCAGTTCGAGTTCGTCAAGGACAGCCAGTCCGTCCTGGTGAACGGGCGGCAGTACTCCGGTCCCGTCAACGTCGTCAGGCAGGCGACGCTGGGCGAGATCAGCTTTGTCGATCTGGGCGCCGACGGCAACACGTCGGCCAGTGTTATGGGCCAAGAGGCTTCGGCCAGGGAGAAGGAACTCATGGAAGGCAAGGACAACAGCAAGCAGGACCAGCCGGACCGGCAGGCGGGCGCCGCCGCGCGGGATGTCGGCAAGGATGCCGGCCAGGCGACCGCCGCCACGGAACAGGCCACCGCCGGCGCGAGAGAGGATTCGGAGCCTACGGCCGCCGGCAGGCAGGTTCAGGCCTCGGCGACCACCGCGCCCGAGCCGGGACGGACCGTCGATCCGGTCGCGGACATGCGCGCCCGCGCCGCGGCCGAGCAGGAGCGGATCGCGGCCGTGCGCAAGGTCTGCGGCGACGCGCACGCCGAGGTCGCCGCCAAGGCCATCGCGCAAGGCTGGGACGTGACGCGGACGGAACTGGAGGTGCTCCGCGCCGAGAGGCCCAAGGCCCCGGCCGCCCACGTTCCGGACAGCAGCATGAGCGGGCAGGTGCTCGAGGCGGCCTGCATGCTTACCGGCGGCGTCAAGGGCGACGAGGTCGTCGCCTCCTTCGGCGAGCAGGCCGTGGACGTCGCCGACAAGCGCTTCCGCGGCGGCATCGGGCTGCAGGAGCTGCTGCTCGAGGCGGCGTGGGCCAACGGCTACGACGGCCGCAACTTCCGCGACAGCCGCTCGGTGCTGCGCTTCGCCTTCGGGCACAACCTGCAGGCGGCGGGCCTGTCGACCATCGACATCGGCGGCATCCTCTCCAACGTCGCCAACAAGTTCCTGCTGGAGGGCTTCTTCAGTGTCGAGCGCGTCTGGCGGAGCATCTGCGCGGTGCGCAATGTGTCGGACTTCAAGACCGTCACCAGCTACCGCCTGATCGGCAAGGACCAGTACGAGATCGTCGCGCCCGGCGGCGAGTTGAAGCACGGCACGCTCGGCGAGGAGAAGTACACCAACAAGGCCGACACCTACGGCCTGCTGCTGGCCATCGACCGCCGGGACATCATCAACGACGACCTCGGCGCGATCACGACCGTCCCGCGCAAGCTCGGCCGGGGCAGCGGCCTGAAGATCAATGACGTGTTCTGGAGCATCTTCCTGAACAACGCCGCGTTCTTCTCCACCGGCAACAAGAATCTGCAGACCGGCGCCGACACGGTGCTGTCCATCGACGGCCTGTCCAAGGCCGAGAAGGCCTTCGCCGACCAGGTGGACTCCGACGGCAAGCCCATCGGCGTCCAGCCGGCGGTCATGCTCGTGCCCACCGCGCTCAGCGCGATGGCGACCATGCTCTACAAGAGCCTGGAGATCCGCGACACCACCGCCAGCACCAAGTACCCGGTGGCCAACCCGCATCAGAACAAGTTCCGCGCCGAGGTCAGCCGGTATCTGTCCAACGCCAGCTACACCGGCAACAGCGAGAAGGCCTGGTACCTGCTGGCCGACCCGCGGGACCTGCCGGTGATCGAGGTGGCGTTCCTCAACGGCCAGGAGTCGCCGACCATCGAGACGGCGGATGCGGACTTCAACGTCCTGGGCATCCAGATGCGCGGCTATCACGACTTCGGCGTGAACCTTCAGGACCCCAAGGGCGGCGTCAAGAGCAAGGGCGAGGCGTAAGCCTCGCACTGACAGGAGACAACCAACATGGCGACCTTCATTCATGACGGCAATGCAATCGACTACACGCCCGGCGCTGACGTGAGCGCCGGGGACGTGGTGGTCCAGGGCGACCTGGTCGGCATCGCCAAGCTGGACATCGCCTCCGGCGCGCTGGGCAGCCTGGCGGTGGTCGGCGTGTTCGACCTGCCCAAGGCGAC